CCCATGCATTGATTGAATGCGCCTGTCTTTATTCCGGGTATTAGTAACTTCAATTATATTTATTATTATTCCTTCTTTATGCAATTCCTTTTTGATGTTCCTTATGAATTCACTTTGAGCAACATTGCCTTCTATACCTAAAGCTTGCAGGTTATGTTCTTTTATTTTGGAAATAATTAATATTTCATTTTTAGCAGCCGTATATCTATTTGTTGGCCAGTCTATTATATGTATTTTATCATGTATGATACTTCCAATAGGAAAACTGAGAAAGCAAGGCTTCCCTTTGTTATCCTTCCCGAATGCAGGGTCAATATATCCTATATTGTAACTCGGCTTAAATCCATCCATTTCAAAATAGTTTAATTTATCTGCATTATATAATTGCATTTCTGAAGGACGGGGATTATTCATTCTTTGAGAAGCAAAAAATACCGGGTCTTCTTCCTGCTCGGCTAATAATTCTTTGACTGTATACCGGGAAGGGAAATAAGCCTTATAACCTCTACCCGATTTAATTAATGCCTGCTTGATTCTTATATTCATCCCTTTTAATCCCATAGCATAAGAAGCAATATCGTCTAAGTGCCATCGAGTCCCGATATTCAATTCTTTTATGAACTTCCCTTTATCTCTTAAATATTTTTGCGCTTTATAATACCTCAATACCGCGTCCCGCTCTGCTAGAGAATACATATCCTTCAAACCTGCCAAATCATCATTGATATGCAAATCATAATGAGCTGAAGTAGCTTCCTTATTCGTACCGCCAGGGGTCAGCGTTGGCTCTCTGACAACTTTATTCCGCCTGTTTACTGTAAACCCTTCAACGCCCCAGAAACTACTCCCTACCCAGTCTCCATAGAACCTTCTGAACATCTCGTTTTCTTGAAAATGGGATTTTATTTCACCGCATATTTCTTTTGCTTTTGAAGTGGTCTTATGGCTCAATAATATTCTTATGTTGGGATTGTTTATAATGCAGAAAATAGAATAACCTACTGAACCGCAGGTAGTCTTGAAAGTATCTCTAGGCTCTAAATCATACAGCCGGCCCGGAGTGTATTGAATAAAATCGCATAATGGTTTGTGAACCCTTTCTTCTAATTCCTTATATCCGAGAATGTGCTTCGTCAAGAAATAAAGATTCCTGAAGCCTTCCCTTTTGATTTTTAATTCTTTTGCTGTTACATTTCGCATACATGATTTATTTTGTTCTAAAATTAATTATATCTGACATTATATCTAAATTAAAAGCAACTTGCCCTTCCTGTTTTTTCAATACATAATCCTTCTTTCGCATAACAACCATATTATGATAAATCGGGAAATGCATAAAATCATATTCATCATGAAAAGAAACATGCTGCTTTATTTCTTGTATACATTTATTTACTCCAGGCAAAGTAAAATCATGAATCAATATGACGGATCCCTTATTAAGGCATTCATTATAAGTCAACCAATCCTTTTTACAACCTTCATAAGAATGGTCTCCGTCTATAAACAACAAATCTATTCCATTATTAAATATAGCCTTCACGTCAACCAACGCTTTGGCAGAATCCTTTATGATTAATTTTATAATGTCATCCAGTTTGTTTCCCTTGACATATATATCATATTGTTTTTTAGCCTTCTCATTGATATCAATAGAAATGATTTTTCCTGAATTTTTCAGCAACTGTATTCCCTTAGCCATAAAAATGGAACCATAGCCATTATAAAATCCTGTCTCAACTATATTCTTAGGCTTGAAAAGCATAATCATCTGCAATAAAAACAATCCCAAAGAATCATCAGGGTAGGAAGAATAAGTCCTCAAAGTATCTAAATTTTTAATATTAAACATTATTTTTTCTCTCCTACTGCGATTACAGCTCTTTCGCTTAAATCGAATTCAATCATATATAATTTGTTTTTTTTAAATAAATCCTTCACCGAGTCAGGATTGAAACAAGTTTTATGGAAATTCCCTGAATAATCCTGACCGCCAAACAAATTTCCTCTCAAACATGATAACACATTTTTATATTCTCCATTCCCTTTTCCTTTATTTTCTAAATACCATTTAATATGAACATCAATATTCGGAACAACTAATCTCAACTTTCCTTTCTTTTTCAATACCCGTACCCAGTCAGTGAATATCCTTTCAGTATCACGCCATGAAAAATGCTCTAATACGTCCTTAGCCAGAATGTAGTCTGCTGTATTATTTTTAACAGGGAGAGTAATTTTCAAATCATGCATCATAAAATCAATGGTAGTGCATTTTTTCATAGATACCGGAGTCCTTATATCAATATTAATATACCCCTCTTTAATATCATTTCCGCAACCTAGATTTAGTTTCATTTTTAGCTCCTGTTTTTTCTAATTCAAAAGTAGCTCTTGTAGCTATTTGCCATATAAGTTTATTTAATTCATCAATCCATTTTAAATATTCCTTTTCGTTTTTTGATAAAGAAGGTTTTCGCCATTTCATTTTTCACTCCTTATTATTCAACAAATAAACAGGGGATTTCATACAGACAAGGAATCCATGTATCTTGTTTATGAGCATAATGCCCCTGCTCGCCGAATGCATTTCCGTGGTCTGAAGCAATAACTGTTCTCCCTTGCAATACAGGTATCAATTCCTTGACTTCATTCAAGACTAATTTTAATGTTTTTTTATATGCTCCATAAATTTGAGGTTTAGTTATTTCTCCCTTAATGAATTTCGACCAAACATTATCAGACTTTTTGACTTTAAGCCCTTCAATTATTTCTTTATTGTATCTGAAACCATTATAAACGTATTTCATGTCACCGATAAAAGGCAGGTGAGGCTGCATATAATGTATTATTGTTTTCCGTCCTGAATAATTCTTCATTACAAATTTATTCACACTGGAAGGCTGAACGGTATTGCAATTAATATCCCATTTTATTTCCCAGAGATTATATAAATATTTAAATTTAGTCTTCCTGCTCTGACCAAAATATAAATAACTTATATATGGATTACAACTGAAATAATCAATATTATAAAACTGTTCTTTGAATGTATTCTTAAACCATTGCCAGGTGGAAGTGCCGACTGATTTTTGTTTCACTAACAATCCTTTTATATCGTTAACTTGAAGAAATGTATCAAATCTGCAAGCATCAAGGATTATAAGATTATCCCAGGATAAATCCAACAAATTCATTTCACGCTCCTAATATATCCGGCTTGCGCCATAAATTAACATCTCTTGCATATATAAATCTTTCAAGCTTCCTTGTCTCATTCGTCATTGCACTAAATGGATTTCCTATATGTTGAGACAAGCTTTCTTTGTATTCAAGTATATCACCTTTGAGATGATTCTTATTTGCATACCGCCAGATTAAAGTAGCCTTTTGCGCTCTTGCAAAGTCCGGGTCTATGTCTTCTACCATTTCATTGAAAACTTTATTTTTGCATACCAGTAAAAACCCATCGCAGGAACCGCAGCGATTAAAATGATTGTCGTATCTATTCCCATGATTAGGAATGAGATTCCACATATTAGCGCGAATATCTTTGAAGAAGGTTATCCCGGAGACTTTCTCCAGTAAAGGAAGACTGACATTTATAGCTTCAAATATCCACGGATTTAACAACACATCGTCAGGGCATGACAATATATATTCGCAGTCTTTCATCTCTGATAATCCCTGAAGGAAGTTCTTTGCTAAGAACCATTTCCCCTTCCGCTTCTCATTATACAATTCAAATATATGCAGGTTCGGTTGAACAGTAGAAGCTTCTGCTTGATACTTTGCCAATAAAGTATTCCCGCATTCTTCAGAGCCGTCATTAATAATAACATGTTTTATCGGATAGTATATTTGACTTCTCAACATACTATCAATCCACGCTAAAGTTATATCATGCCTTCTTGCTTTTATGTGTACGGGGGTAATTATTCCTAATTTGTATTTCATTTTTCCTCCTGTAGTTCTTTTATCTGTATCAATAAATCACTTATTTTATTTTGAGCTTTAGCCCTTTTATTTAGTTCTTCATCTATCGCTTTTTCATAGTATTTGATTTGTGCTGAATATATTTTATACGTAACTTCCCCCACAAAACCAGCATGACTTAATTGCCTCGCCCTCGCATTTTCCAATGACGTTGGCAATGGTTCTAAAACCCCTTTTTCTCGAAGCTTTAGTTTTGTCTTTTCAGTATCGACTTGTCCACTTGTATGATGACATATGCAATACAAAATTTCATTAATCGTTTTGTCATCTACCATGATTATCCTCCTTTAGTTTTTTTCTTGCTTCTCTATAAGCTTCTGACCACTTCTTATATTGCTCAGCTATATTTCTCAATACTCTTTTTTCTTCTTCAGTGTAGTCTTTGATTATTTTACTCCCTTTAGCGGAGTTATCCCTATACTCCTATGACCACTACTGACAATAAGATAATACTGACGTGTCTGAATATCATAAACTATTTTATAAGTAAATCCGTCCTTGTCAGTCTCTTTATGCTGAACATCAAACCTATAATTCTTTGCTGCTTCTACTTTGTCCGGGAAATAGTGACATACTGCAAACTGTAAAAGCACTAAAGCTACAATTAAAATTATAAATATTATCGGTCTTTTTATCATTAGTTTTTCTCCTTGCTTAATATTTTTGGTTTACTTAATAAATTACATTCTATCGTCTGTATTGGCTTCACCTCCCTTTCTTCAGGATTCATTTTGCTTGTATCACTGCAAATATGCAGGCACAAACTCTCTTTATACCTTAATTGAATTATGCCTTTGCTTTTCAATTGCTCATTTATCTTTGTCCAAAAGCCACTCCCTTCTCCAGTAGCATTATTATGAAACTTCAATTTCTTCAAAGTATCATTTTTATACAAGGTCAGGAACCCGTCCGCCCATTCTACCCGGTCAAAATATTTATCATGCTCTTTTATCGGAGTATATAATGACTTAAATCCCCTTACTGGTATCGCCCTGGTATCTGCCATATAACTTATACATTGCATTTTTCCTTTGAAATACTTATAGCTACATTTAATCACATCGAACAAATAAGGATTAACTATAATATCATCCGGCATAAACAGAATGTATTCTGATTCACTCAAAGCATCAACCCCGTCTTTTATTGTTTTGCTGAATTTCTTCTTGCCATAATTATATTTATGCGTAACTATCTTTAAATCAACATCACTCTTTTTGAATAGCTTAATCCATATATCCAGTATTTTATCTAGCCTGTTGTCATCCGTCCCATCGTCAACCAAAGCAATTGCTATATCCTTGAAATTGATGCACCTATATAAACTAATAAAAAGGTTCTCTAATAATTCAAGCCTGTTATACGTTGCGATTACTATTCCCAACTTTGATTTTTTAATTTTCTTCTCATTCTTAATGATAATGTCAAACACTTGCTCAGGCGAAATATTCATACACTTAGCATCTTTGCATAATGGCCATCTGTTTGTAAATTGGCAAGGTTGACAGTCAAGCCCTTTAGATATTATATTGCTTTTTAAATATGGATGATTTTTAACCACAGAAGAACCGGCAAAGATACTATAAGTTTTCGTACCAACAGCAGAAGCAACATGGCCCAGTCCAGTATCATTGCAAACTAAAAAATCACATTTACTTATAAGGTATGCAGTCTCATTGACAGTGTATTTGTCAACTGCATTAACAAGATACGATGCTTTAATAGTCATTCCCTTCATGAAGCTATCTAATACTTTTTTGTCTTTTCCTATTCCAAATACAATTATTTTGTATGTATAATGTCTTTTTAATAACTGAACAATCAATTCTGCATACCTTTTATATCCCCAGTTTTTTATGCTCCAGTATTCCTTCCCATCCCATCCGGCACATATACCTATATACTTCCCCGTCTCATACCCGGATACTTTCTTCATAGGGATATAAGGAGTTGGCACATCTAATATATCATCTAAATAGGTTTCAAGTATCTTTATATTGGCTTCTACTTCATGCATGACCTGGAACCATTGAGATTCGCCACTGATAACATCACCTTTTAAATCTAATACGTTTATATTGATTGCAGTAGGAAGGCTATTTATAATCAGGTCATATTTAATACTTGATAATGCAAACTTATTTGCTTCGGGTTCGTGTGCTATGCAATTGTCAATTATATCCCAGTCTTTTAATATATTCACATACTGCTTTCTCATTAATAAGTCTATTTTGATATCGGGCCATAACTCTTTTATCTTTTTCAGCATCGGCGTTTTATTGATTATGTTTCCAAGTCCGTGAGATACAACCACTAATATATGTTTCAATTCAGGGAATGGCTTCTTTTCCTTTTTCCCTGCTTCCCTTATTTCGCATGACTGCTTTATACACTGGTACGTCTGATAATCAACTGTATATTTTTTCCCTTTGGCAAAAGTAAACCCAGCCATCAAAGCATCTGCAATCATAACTATTTTGATTTTCTTCATTATTTTTTACTCCATTTATTTAATATTTTATTAAGCCACCCGCAAAACTTGTCTAATTTCAAAGCATGAAATATTGACAATCCTAACTGATTAAAAGCTTCATTCATTTCTTTGCATTGTTGCTGAAAGGTTTTATTCATGTTCCTTTTCGTCTCCTTCTTTATCATCAAAAGGCTTCCCGCAATTAGTTCCATCAGGAGATATCCAATCACCTGCACAATTGAAATGACCGAAACTTATAGGAGGCATATCAGTAGGGAATATTGTATGAAAAAAAGCATCTCCTGTCAATACATCTTCACTAAGTTTATCATCCATACCATCAATCATTTTATCTATATTGTCTTTTTGTTTTTCCGTCTTCTTTATAATATCAATCATCTTTTGGCTAATAAAAGGGGATTTCATTCCCAGCATCTTATCTGCAAAATGATTGATATCTGTTTTAGCCCGTTCGATATCTATCCCTTTTTGCCTCTCTTCAAAATCCTTCAGTCCATACTTCTTATTATACCAACTCCAGAAATCCTTCATTTTTTAACTCCTTTTTTGTCTATTGCTTTCAGCATATCATCTATTTCATCCTTTTCAACATCGGCTATTCCCTTAGACAGTTCTATTTTCTCTTTAAACAGCCCTTTTAATTTATCAGTGCTATCCAATACAGACAATGCAGTTCTATGATCCTTTTCCTTCATAGTTTTATCCAGTAAAGCATCACGCCTTTTAATTGCTAACGCTAAATTTTTAGCATGGTCTCTTTCAAGTGTTTCCTTCCACCTGTCTTTTATCTTAGCTATATATTTATCTACTTGAGCATTACCGATGTCAAAATTCATTCTACAATATTGTATAATAGAAGGCCTTGAATATCCCCCGGCTAATAATATTTCAATTTGACTTTGCCTATCCAAAGATTCCATATAAGTAGCCTTTTTCCCTTTTGTCCCTTTGAGTATCTTTAAATCATCATCAGTAATATTTGCGCTTTTAGCTGCCTTTTTCATTATCTTTTGTTTTACGGTCTTTTTCCTGTGCTTTTCCCTTGCAGGCAAGCTCGCAGAGCGTTTCTTTTTACCTTTGCCAATAGTTATACCAAAAAACTTCAAATCGCTACTCCCATGAAAAATGCATTCTTCCGTTTTTAATATATATTTTTTTCAATCGCTTTTCCATAATTTTAATAAGGTTTTTCCCCTCTGAAATTCAGCTCGGGTTCTCCTTTATTCTTGTTTATTCTCTGTTTTGCCATCTCGCAATATTTTTCTGATATTTCTATTCCTATCCAACGTCTACCGAGTTTTTCACATACGGCGCCAGTTGTTCCCGATCCGAAAAAAGGGTCTATAATCAAACCATTATCAGGACTACTAATTTTAATATGATTATATATTACTTTTTCTGGTTTTTCTGTCGGATGCCCGTAGTTATTTTTACCCACGGCCGTTAATATGCATTTTTTATAATACTTCATCGGAAAATCACTGTTAAAATACGTTTTTCCTTTTCTCATAAATACACAATATTCAGTATCTGGCAAATATGTATTATTATTAATTGGCATAGGATTAACTTTAACCCACGTCAATAAATTGTAATTATATTTATTTTCTATAGCAAATCTAAAATAAGAATACAGCAAATCCTTGCTACACCATATATAAATATTATTAAATCTGTTTTTTATGATATCCAAAAATAGAGATGGGTCAAAATTAACGCCAACATTCTTCTTTATATTTTCAATATATTTCCTTTTTGTTTTATTGAAAAAGCCGCCTCCACTTGCTGAAATTTTATAAGGTGGATCAGTATATAATAAAGCATTCTCCTCTTTGATTAGAGGCAATACCTGCAGGTTATTACCTTTATATATCACACCTAAGTCATTTCTAAAATATTCATAATCGCTTAATTTCAACTTAAATCCTTTTTATTCAGTGAAGCAAAAAATATACCGCAGAATGCATTCTGATTAACAGGTAAATCCCCTCCGCTTTTATTCAATATCATTTCTTCTTCTCCTTGTCTTTTGTTTGCCATTGATGTCCACACTTAGGGCATTTATATTTTATTTTTGTAGTATTCGCTTTAGGAAGGTCAGGCATTTCAGGAAGTTCCGCGCCTTCTTTATAAAATTCATTCTCAAAATAAGCCAAATTGATTTCAGGAATAATTATCTGATTTTTCAATTCATCAAAATCAAGCCCGCTTTCCTCTATGAATTCATATAAACCCTGCTTAGTTATTTTCTGATATTTGCTGTTTAATAATAATATTAATTTCTTAGCCTGCTTTTCATTTTTAGCATTTATTTTAATCACTGGTATTTTGCCACTCAATTTATATCCTTCTGACATTAATTTTCTGACAACAAAAATCCTGCCATGACCATCAATGATATTTTTACCCCAGATAAAAACAGGGAATTTGAACCCTTCTGATAATATGCTTTCTTTCAATTTATTGTAATCGTCTTCATGCAGCTCTTTTAAATTCCCCTGGAAGTTCTTTAATTCGTCTATGTCTAAATAAGCCGTTCCTTCACAATCAATATTAATTACTTTCTTCATAACAAATAACCTCCATAATCTAATTAATCTATTTATTAGCTTCATAAAAAGCCCTTGCGAATCCCGGGGGAGTTATACTTCTTATTTCTTGCCGGTTTCTTGTAGTCCAATCTTCTTCATGATGTATGCTCTTATATCCCATATTAAAATAAATTTGTTTTTTTGGTTCATTGAAATACCCCCATAAGCAAGTACACTTTGTATATTTATCGCCAAATTCATACGGTTGGAATCTATAAACAGACCTACCCAAAAACCATTTTAATCCAGCATTCGGATTTTCTAAAGCCCAAAATTTCAAAGGAGGTTTTCTTTGATGTTCTTTTTTTGTTTTATATTGACATCGCCAAACAATACTTAAACAATCAATTACTGTTTTCATTCCATCGCCTAAATTTCGAGGCGTTTTTGCATTTGTTCGGGCAAAAGAAAACATAGTGCAGGGAGGAGCTGATAAAACACCATAAACGTTTTCAGGCGGAATATAACAAGACACATCATTCTCCGGCAAAGTAATCAACCTTACATCATAACCGGCATCTTTATATGGTTTACTCCACGCTCCAGTTCCGCCGCATAAATCAAGAATGATTTTGTCTTTATTTTTTAATAGCTTCATTTATATTCTTCTTTAAATCGTTATGAAATTTAAGTGCTTTTGATTTATCATTATACTCTTTTACTTTTTCATCGTGAATAGTGGTATATATCCGTTGACATAAAAGACTTTTCGGATTCGCTAATAATGCATTCAACCTATCTATCTCTTTTTTATCTGCCATCTTATTTTCACTACTTGCGAATATACTGATAACAATCTCCGGGGTTCTTTTCTTCTTCTCTAACTCTATATGGATACCTACAACCATAATTCCCCGATTCCATTTTTTTTATACTGATACAATCTTTACAGTATATCCCTTTATGAAGTTCCATTCTGTGCAATAATATTCTATGCAAATAAACAGTAGAAGATATATCAGATTTATCAAATGACAAATAGATAATTAATACAGGCACAACAAAAATCAAAAGACATAAAATCAACGGCATTTGTTTTCTCCTTCATTTAATTCCTTGATTAATATTCTAATCCGTTTCTTTTCAAACATTCTTAGATTTCTTTTTCTAAAAGCAAACGACCTGACCTGCAATTTATTAAACCCATTCAGTCCTAACTGCTTGATTTTGAATTCTCTATATCCTTCTTTGTCTTCACTGCCCCAAATCTGATGACATCCGAAGCATAAAGCATCGCAGTTCTCCGGGTCAAACCGGGTATTCTCCCTCGCTCTCCCAAAATAATGGCTGCAATGCAATCCTCCCCTTTTGCCTTCAGGATAATAAGTACCGCACCTTTGACAAATATATCCATCTCTTAGCCTGATATAATTACTGAACAAAGTATCTGTTGAATCTATTTTAATCTTCATTTATTTTATTCTCTGCATTATCTAGAAATCTATTCATTGTATCTAATATCCTTTTTATCAATCCGGCTAACAATGAAAACCCGATTAAATACAATACTCCTAATATCATTATTATAAATATCAAATCAAATAAAAACATTATTGAAGTATATGAATTATAATTATGCAGGATATTATGGAACCATTTTATTATATAAATCATTTTTTCACCACTTTAAAATCATAAGCAAAGCAATAATTCTTTAAAAATTCAATGATATCTTTTGGCTTATGTATTTTTTCAATGCAATCGAAAAACTCCTGAATGCTATTAAACCCCTCGGCTATTGCATCGGCTTTTGAAATTTGATTGAATTTCTCAACCCTCACATTTATTATCTGTATTTTGGTTCTGCTAATCCATTCAGCCATAAACATCTTGTTAGTCCATTTTGGTTTACCGACTTCCGCACAACAGCATTCAGGTATTTGATGACAACAGTCGCCGTCAATTCTATAATACATATATTCAGAATTAAACCAGTCAGGTTTTTCCTTTGGCAAATATCCTAAATGGTCTATATGGTCATAGTAATATGATTCCTTTATATAGACAATTTCGTCTTTTTCATATTTGGCATAATTTGAAGGGTTAATAGTCTTGTCATTAATATCCACAACGGTTCTTGCAGCAGGAAATTGAATCCAAGGGCCTTTACTCCATTTCGCCAAATCCCTATCAAAAAACGGTTGCGGGTTACACACTCGCCTTGTTTGAGTTTTCCTCAAATCAGTTGTCGCCTTAATCATATCGGGTTTGAATAATATTCCTTTCATTTTTTCACCTTCGCCGGGTCTTTTAATAAATCAGATTCTAATTGACCTTTCTTTAAGCCCTTCACTGCCAAAACCTTTGCTGCTTTATTTTTATTCTCCTGACTGGTATAGCATTCTTTATTCAAAAGATATTCAAGATATTTAGTTGGAACATCCGGCCACTTAATAGGATTTTTCTGGTACTTACCTATACTGCAATAGCCGAAGTCTTCAATCTTTACTTCATTCACGCCAACGCCATATTTATTCTGGTTGTAATCCTGCATGACCTGTTCTTCACCTAAAGGGCATTCTTTTATTTCGCTGCATTTTTGATATACTTCAAATACAGGGCATTCGCCTTCACTGTTTTTATGAATACATTTTCCTCTATAATCATCCATCAAAATGCTCCTAATTGACATTTCCCGTTTTTCATATTCTTACATACTTCAAGAGTCCCGGAACGTTCTTCCTTCAATGCCTTTTCAACTTCATCCATAGGCTCTATGCCCTTTTCCTTTTTATATATTTCTTTCTTCAAATCTGAATACCCTAAAGTTTTAGCAGAGTCAACCCAGTCAACAGGCTTCCTTGCATTCCTCATTATATCCAATTTGTTTATAGTCAATTCTTTCATATCAGATTCATCCATTCCTTTATCCAATAAATCATCAATGATTTTTATATACTTTTTTACAGTAGCTGGAATTAAACCGATATCAACTTCAGGCTGGCAATGATACATCTCGAAACTTTCACAATCTAATTCCCTCCAGAATTCATTCTGAACAATAACACGAAGGCTCATAACATATAAGAACCTATTGAATACTATTGTATTTCGATATTTTAAAACCTGATTATGAGCAGATAAAGCCTTGTCTTCTCTCTCTTTTTCTTGCATTCGCTTCTTGAAGTTGTCTGTTTTTTTCAATCTATCCTCCCTGTCTATTTATATTATATATTTTGATTTTTTGAAATCAAGTTTTATTTATACTACTCCTTGCTGGTTACATCTCAATATAAACCTTTCCGTTTTTATGAATATGATTTTTAATAATTGATTTTAGCTTTTTAGCTTCTTCTTGTAATTCATCCCTTATTTCCTCTCCAATAAACATGTCCAAATCATTTTTAATCATTTCATAGCACACATTATGCTGTTCCTGATTAGTGATTTCACCATTTTCATCAATAAAATTTTCATAATGCTTAATAGCCTTATAAAGTGAATTGATATTAATTTTTTTCTGTGTCATTTGACACCTCCTTTATTTAATTGCTTCAAAATGTAGTCCTGCCAGTAGCCTTTTAGCATTTGTTTTTCAAATCTATAAACAGGAATTCCACATAAAAGAATAGTATCAGATGTTGTGTAATATGTTCCTTTCATTTTCATCCATTCTCTAAAATCATCCCTCACCGCTTCTATACTTGACAGCGTTTCCACTACTGCATATTTTGGATTGTTTATCCATTCGTATATTGGCATATCTGTAAATCTTCCAGTTTTCATTTCAACTAATTGCAAACTAAAAGTCTTAACATCAAACTTTCGCATATCATATTTATTCTGACCCTCATTAAAAGCCTTGATAATATTCATACGTCACTCTCCTTAACTTGAAACTATTTTTTAGTTTTCCCTCTCCTTAAATCCTGACCTTCTTCGCCTATTGGCCCTATCCGATTCTTGAAATCCTCCCCCCTTAATCTGGACATCATTGGAGGATCATAAATGTCCGCCACTTCAGCTATACCTCCATTTGTTATTCCTATTATTGATTTTTTATTATGAATTCTATAATCAAAGAAATTAAATGTTAAATCGCCTACAACTTCAACTCGATGTTTTCCCAGATTATCAACAATAACTAAATCAGCTTCATACGCGAAACTTTTCATTCTTTTATCATTTATAAATATGTCAGGTATTTTTGATGCTCTCATATACAATACAGTATATAATTTTTTCGCTGCCTGCCTTGCTATCAAACATACATTCCCTGTTTTATGGTTCCCAGGCATTCCGTATACTAATATATTTTCGCCTCTTTTCAACCAGGATAAATCATCATAATACTCCCTGAATTCTTCCCTATCAATTTCAAAATCATTATACCTGAATTCAAAATCAATCCGGGATTCATCCATTATCTGCCTGTATTTAGATTCATTCATCTGCATTTCTTTTATTTCATACTCCTTCTGTAAACAGTTACAGGAGAACACTGGACGTTCGATACGGACGTTAGGCGAATCATATACCTTAATATCTTTTAACTTTGCTCTACAATAAGGACAGAGCTTATATTTATTAATTATATTGATTTTCTTTTCAGCTATTCTTTTCATATTAAGAAAAACTCCTTCCTCTTAAATTGTCAACTTGCGTTTCCCATTTTAAATTCCATACTTTATTATCCATTATATCATTATTCAAGTGATGTACCTGCGTTTTGAATTCGGTTCTCCCATCAGGAATAAAATGTGCCGCTACTAATCTATTAACTCTCATTTTTTTTCTATTTCCATGCCCGTCCCATAAATGAACTACTAAATAATCATTGTGCTGTTTGTATTGCTTTAATTCAATTTGCCTTCCACTTTTATAGAATTTAATAACCCGGCCATAATTGCTAATCAGATACAAGTTTTTAAATCCTTTTATCCTTTTGAATTCTTCCATCACCATTCCCATTTTTTGCTTTTAGATTTCTTACTTTCATTCATTTGATTCATAATGAAATTATACTGATTAAATATTATTGATGGAGAAAGATTATCAAGTATAAAATTCCATGTATTAGTTTTTAATTTCACTCCCTTTTCACGCTGTTTATATATCCGGTATATCAAAACTAATATATCCCTGAATTTCTTTTTATTCATAGATTTTTTTATATTTTTAAGCTGCCCTATTTCTTTTCCGATGAATTCGAATTTCCTTTTATATATATTCTCATAGCATTTATGAAATATATCTATATAGGCTTGCAAGCCATTTAACTCTTTAGGTTCTTCAGTTTTTTTATTAACCTTCCCGAAGTCCCAGTTTTTTATCATCTCAACTGAATAACCGAATATTTCGCTTAATTCAAATAACCAGTCTTTATCTTTATCATCAACGACTATAGCTATTTTTAACAACTTTTCAGTCATGGTGAGATTATCGTCTCTAATTACTTCTTGAATTTCCTTTTTCATTTCCCCTCCTGAATGTATTTCAAAAACAAGGGGATGGATTCACCCAACAGGAACCCATCCCCCAGACAATGGAGGGGATTATCTATTACTAAAACCTATTTCACAATAAACCCGACAACCCGGAATCTTCTTATTGTCTTTGTAGACTTTTGCAAGGGGTTTTAATTCTTTCATATTCACATTGATTAAATCCCACAACCCTTCTTCAATCGCATATCTAATTAATTCTTTTTTATCAAGCACTTCTATTCCCCATTTATCTTTTTCAGACATAGTTCCTTTTTCAGTCTTCACTTTAGTTTCAACTATAGGAATATTAATAGGAGCTTTGAGTTTTGCTTTGTCAGTTGCCTTCTCTGCTTCCTCAACAGAATTAGCCGCTTCTTCTTCTTCTTCAGGGGTAGAAGCTTCAAATACTTTCTTTTTAGCGTCCTCTATTTTTTTCTCCGCTTCTTCTCTTGCTGTAGCTTCCTTTTCCAATCTCAACCGCTCTTTTTCTTCTGCTTTCTTCTGCTCAGCTCTTTGAGCAATAATAAAAACCCTGACTTTGCCTTCAATGACTTTTTCCGCCTTGTCTAAAATAGTATTGTAAATTTTCGCCTGGGCAATAAGGGGATTAATGATTTTGTTATTAAATTCATCGGTTATATTTTTACGATAATCATTAATCAATTTCCCGGCATCCTTGATATCCTTTTTAATATCGGCCGCCCTTGCTTTGTCTTCTACTGAATTTACTTCCAGCTTGATACTATCATCAGTGATACTGTCAAGACTATCAAGGGTTTTCTTAACCTCAATATCAGATTCAAAAACGTCACTTGCTAAAATCCGTTCTTTTGTTTTTATTCCTGCCGGTGGAATAACCTGAATACTTTCATTTTTGTTTTCTTCCATTATCCTCTCCTTGTCTTTTTATTTTTGATTCCAGATTTTATACGATTCTTTTGCATGTATAAAACCTAAAAAATCAATTTCATGCGTTGACTTGTCTAAATAAATCGCTTGACATTTTTTGTTTTTCCGAGGCAACCAGATTATTATACGATTATCAATATTGATGTCAAGGTCTTCTTTTGCTGCTTCCAAATAAGCGCTCGTCTGCCATCTAACCGACTTGTCTAAAATAGAACCCGTTTTAATATCAATTATATCCGGTTTCTTTTTATTTTTCAATAAGTATATCGAATCTAAATGTCCGAAGTATCTGTGCTTTTCGCTAAAAACTTCTTTTTCACTATAAATAACTTCTTGAACATTCTCGAAAAACCAATCCTTAAACCATGATACTAAAAAAGCTTTACGAGGCTCCAGTTTCTTAATGTCTATTTCATAACCATTTCCGTTATTTATCATGTTTACATATTCATGGATTTCATCGCCGAATATTCCTGCCGTTTTCAAAGTTTCATCAGCCATTTTATTCCCAACATTTCCGCGCCATTCTTCAAGACTGGGTTTCCTTATTATCCCTAACGAGGTAGTGACCGAATCAAAACGGATTCCGTCCCTGATTTTGAAATCTTCATGATTTCGCATTATTCACCTCCCGATATTTTCCACCATTGATTATACATTCCATCTTTCCGCTTAATTTGAATTTCAAAAAGCCTGATTTTACAACCCCTTTGTAAATACCGACTTTTTCTCTAAAAGGGAATGTTATAACATTATTATTCCCATCCAATCTTTGATATGTTTTATTATATCGCATTATTTTTTCTCCTTGTCTTTTATTTTTCCTACTTCTTTTAATATAACTAATTTTTTATCCAGTTTCAAGTCCAGTAAATTATCTTTTTTGAATTTTCGCTGGATTAATTTCTTCAGCTCGGCAAATTCAAGCCCTTTGAGTTTACAAGCATTCAAAATTAAATTATCAACTATATGTCTCAATGCAGGAGTAAGTTCTTCTGGGTTTTCTGATTTCTTATGAAGAATCAATAACCTGTCAAGAGATATGTCACTATATTTTTTAGGCTTGTTTTTATACGGGCCAACGGCACATAAGGTATCAGGATTTATGTCTTTAGGCAATGTGTATTTGTCCGGAGTTTTGATTTCCACCTTACTGGATTCTATTTGTTTTGGTGCGGGCCCGATTTCTACATTTCCTTCAGGAGTAACGTCTTTCATTTCTTCACTTATATATGGCAAATCCCCACATTCATTTGGGAATGCTAACCTGAACCCCTGGGATATTGCCACTTTTTTCAACATGAAATCAGGAATGCTTTTCCAAATTGGAGTTGACTTTCCGAATTCTTTCCACGTTACAAAATGAGTGAATGGTTCATTCCAATCTTTTCGCCATATTACTATTTTTGCTTCTCTGTCTTCTCCGGTTCCTGATATAGAAGTATTCCATCCGGCAAGCTGACCACTTCGGTCTGCTCTTTTCAAATAGACTTCATACCCTGTCATTACTACCAAATTAAAAACAGGTGGATTATAAGATTTGCCGAAATTCTTTTCCTCATATAAAACCGGATATACTTCTTTTTTAAAAGGATTAAGATTATTTATTTTTGCAATCTGAAAGAACATTATTTTTTGTCCATCAGTCAATTTGGTTTTAGTACCAAATAAATAATCACTTAAAATCTTCTCGGTTACTTTAGGGAGAGGAGATAATACTGGAGCTGGTTTTGCAACCTCTATTGATTTCTTCTTTCTCTTTTTCTTCTTAACTATTGCCGTGGGTTTTACGGGTTTCTTTTTTGTAGTTTTCTTTTTGGTTTTTACAGTCTTTTCCTTAACCTTTTTCTTTTTCTTCATGCTATCCTCCTTGTCTATTTTTATATTAATGACATTCATTCCAAAGTCAAATATTTTTTATATCATACTCCCGGGGGGAGTTTCGAAATCAATATTTTTCTTCTTCCATAAATGCAAACAATACGGATGAAGGTTTTTATATACAGCTTTTTTAGGATGATATTGGATTACAGTTTCATCCTCAGCAAAAAATAAATCTTTTATAAAACACATTTCTTCCCATGTTGGAGTCCTGGTCTCTAATGAGACACTGACGTGGTCCCATCCCATCCCATCGGAACAAATTATTCTCATTCCTTGAATAAGGAATAATCCATTATTTCCAAATGCAGAATTGGAAGCCATCGGGCCTGTCTTTATTCTGTATTGTTCTATTACTTGATTGTTATTTATCATAATTCACTTACTCCTTATTGGTTTTAATTATCCCCAGTAAAAAAGGTATAAAATATTTCAACATTTCTTGTGTCGGCATACAACCACAATAGCCACAATTGTTTTTGCTCCTGCAAATCCGTTTGTAATAAGAAATGTTCTCAACTGCTTTATTTATGTTTTTCCCTTTTCCAATAGTAAATTTATCAAACCTATATCTCATATAATACCATGTTTTAAATAATTTGATTTCCCATTGTGCAGGAAAACTTCCACAGGTTTTCTTAAATATATAATTCTTCATATCTACTCCTATATACTAACTGTTATTTTACAGAATGGATATCGAGGGCAAGCATAAAACGCTCCGAACTTCCCTTTTCTTAATATCATCCTGACTTTGCACCTGGGACATTTTTTAATCAATGGATTTTCCTCTTTTAATAATCCTGACTTCACTAACATTTTCTTTTCTTCCTCATTTGACTTTCACGAATGATTTGATATCCGATACTTTGAAGAAATTCATAAACCACAATATGTGATTGATATTTGGCATTACTTTTTCTTTTTCATATAAACTCAATCGTGGACGGGATATATTCAAGCATTTACAAATATAAGCTCTCATCTCTGATTTTTTCATCCACCTGCAACTTGCACTCATTTCAAGTAAACCCTTCAATAATTTCCCCTGGAATTTATATTTGACTGGTTTAATTATTCTCATTCAAAAACTCCTTCGTATATTCATTGCTCAATTTGTTATTATCAATATCCGTATCACTCGTTTTATAAAGTGATTTCAATTCAACCTTAAAATATTTAGCGATATTATTTACATTCTCAACCAGTGGTTTTGTAGTTCCGTTTCTCCATCTGATTACAGTATTATAATCGACCTTTAATTTATCAGCTAATTTATGCAGGTTGAATATTTCGTTTTTCAATATCAGGTATGCAAATAATTCTTTATTGAAATACAGAGCTGTCATTATTCACCTTCCTTGATTTCTTCTTCCAATTCTAACAACTCCGCTTCTAATGATTCCATAGATACAAACTGGGTTTTATCATTATATCTAAAAAATAAAACCAACACATTTATGGATTGTAAAACATTTTCTTTAGAAGCTGACCCTTTAAATACCATTTGATTCCTCCAGTTTTCTATCGTGGTAATTATTATCTGCATTTTCGCATTCGTGATTGAAGTCTTCTTCCTCATGCTCGCTGGCTTCTTCTGCCTGCTGACTATCGTCTGCGTTTACTAATTCGTCAAAGTAACTCATTATCAATTCTCCTTGTCTGATTATTTTGATTTTTCAGGAAGCATTTTAATATCTCCCTGTTCTCCATTTATTAATCCTTTTTTATATTGTGGCAATATGATTTCATGCAAAGTTTTACTCATTCCATTTTTATCTGTGATTACTAAATGAGGCATGAATTCTTTAACGAATTCTACTAATCCAAAATTCAAAGCTTCGAATTTTGTTTTCAAATAATAAAATAATGCTCTATGTATTTGATTTTTAAATTTATCATCATTGGAAGCTACAGGAACAACAATCCTTACTCCATAAGATAATTGTTTATTATCTATTTCACACGGATAATTGAATTCACAAATAAGCTCATTTTTGGATTGCAGAAATGTAAACCTTATGTCTTCTACTCCCTGCTTTTCAAGTAAAGTCATTATATTAGCTTGTGATTTCCCCCAGTGAATTGTAGTCTGTTTGTAAGCATTTGTTTTCATTTTCTCTCCTTGTCTAAATTACAAGTATATTATAACACCTTCAAACAAGAAGTCAAGGTATATTTATTATTTATTTTAGTAATTAAAATACAGCAGAATGCATTCTGAAAATATGATGCTCATTTTCAATCCATTATTTAGCCTATTACTATTCATTTTAGTATATACATAACATATATATATAATAGGGAAAATAATGGTCGTTTTTTTCAAAGTTTCCGAGATGTCTTTTTCTGATACCAATACGCCTACAATGAAATAAGTCTCCTGATACATGGCTTAATATGATTTTAAAGGGTATTGTAGAGGGGCATTCAAACAAAAAAGGCCAGGTGGAGAAACACCTGACCTATAGACAAGGAGAAACAGCGGTAAGCCATTCCCTATTTCATTATACACTGTGATTTTTAATTGTCAAGTTAAGGATTCTTCTTATTGATTATATTCTGCATTACAGTATATCCGCCATTAGACGCAATTGCAACCATGATATATAAGATTATTATCTGCCAATAAATTAAAGTAGATAACAAACCATAGCCTACTGCAATGAGAAGCGAAATAACCAAGCTGATTATAAAAGTAGTGTTACCAGTAGTATTGAATTTACTTTTGATAAATCCAACTATCAGCAATACTATCGGAAATAAATAAGCTGTGGTTATTAAGAGCATAGTCAATAATGCTTTTATTGATGCTATATCCATTTGACCTCACCTCCTTTTATTTAGATTTTCTTTTCTTGATTGCTTCAATTAAAGCCTTTATGCTATTTATAATCGCAGGGATTAATAAAATAACATTAATAACTTTTTCAGTAGTGATTTTCTTTTTAGCCATTCAGTTATCCTCCATTAAAAATATATGGTCTAATCTCAAATTAGGTGAAACCATTTTCATATTCCGCGCCCACTTTGGAGAAACAAGCATAGGATTACAATAGTGAGAAAGTTCACCCGGAAACGGATTCTCTTTTTCAGGTTCTTCCATTACATATTCCGCAACCATTAAACATTTTCTCCATCTAAAAGAACCATTCATTTCTATAGCCTCTATTTCTTCAAGAGTTTTTCCATTCCAGCAACTGAATTGATATTTCTTAAGGCAAACTTCAATATAAGTTTTTCCCATCCATGTTTGTGCTTTCATTCTATTTCTTATTACCCATGCTACAAAGATGATATCAAAAAGCCCCTGAGTGCTTCCACCTTCAAAATATAATGTCTTAGCTAAAATATCTCTTGATTTAATATCCATAATTCACCTCGCGAATAAATTTTTTCCTATTATCTTTAAAGCGTATATTATCAAAGCGGGGATTTGCAAAACCATCAATGCCAACAGCCATATAATCAATTTCATTTTCACTTCCAAAGCCATCAATCTTTCTTTTATAGTATTCCCATTTGGCATAATCAATCCTTTTTACTTCCAGTGATTTATTTTATATTTTAATCTAATGGCGATATAATGTATTGTTGTTCCAATACTTTGATGATTAATATGAATTCCAACTGAGTCACCTGCTTCGATTTCTGATAATATCCCTGATAGATTTAATTCACTTAACTTGTCTGCTACAAATGAATAAATGGAATCAGAATCAGATTCAACGTGATTGTCTTTTGCTTCGCCTGCTTTACAATATTCAGAATCAATATCAATATTTTTATCATCAACAGAACCTTCCGGAATACATATCATATCTGCTGAAATTAATTCTCTGAAATCAGTAGGTACACAAAAAGTGAAATAGTCTTCTGAATTTGCTTCAATACTTCTACTTGCGAAATTCCCATAATGGGAATCGTGATTAGGAAAAAAGAAAACTTCCCCGGCATCAATGACTTCAATTATGGTATGATTTCTAGTTGTATGTCCTTCATCTTCAGGACATTTTTCGTCTGGTTCTTCAGAATCATATCCTTCATACTCAAACCAGCCTTCACATTCTTCACAATATTTCATCTGTTTTATAATATGCATTCCCATATTATTCTCCTTTAGTCCCTGACAGTTTTCCATAGCATTCAAGCGCTACACTTCTAACTGTCGATGGTCCTGTTGGCCCGTCTTTTTTTATTCTTAATGTGAAAAAAGCCCTTCCGGTTAGACCTGACAAATAAGATTTCACGCTTGCGGATTTTATTGTTTGGTCTTCCGAACCTAAAAAACTGACAACCCCAACTTCAGCAGCAGCATCATTATCAAAAAGCTGCACGCTTAATCCCCCGCCACCAACAGAAGCACTCCTGGCTACCAATCGCATATCTTTAACTTTTGATTTCTTAATTAAATCAACATCAATAATCACATTAGATACTACAGCATAAGTGGTTAAATTTGTTGATTTTGAAGATTGAAGTAAAGGGAATATTTGTCCGTTTTGAATAATCCCAGCAAGTAAATGATTTTTGTTAGGTCTGTCTTTAGTACCTTCTCTACGCATTCTTTTTCTCTCTCTCTATAGCAATTAATTTTAAAATATTTCTATCAGAATCAATTTCAGCTCCATAAGTTTCAAATATTTTATTATTCCATCCTTCGTCAGACAAATTCATTCTAAAAAAAGTAGTTATGTCTATTAAGTTTTTAAATTTTTCAGACATTTCAAATAGTATTTCCCTTAAAGAACCGGCTCTTGAATTATCAAGATTTTTATGTGTTCTTTTTACGTTTTGTTCACCTAAATAGACAGCAGAAACTTTGTCTTTTATTTCAATATCATTCCCCTCGTCTCCGTCAATCTCTGCCATATCATGTATGCCGTTGTTTTCTTCCTTCCTACTTATTCGACCTAAATTATTGGAATTCAAATCAGTAGCAGGGGTTTCGTTACTGTCAACATAATTAATAGAATAATTATTTATTAATTCCGATTCTAAAGATTTAACAACCGGAAGGGAAATCATATCAGTATCATTTATAGTATAGACAACCCCTCCAGTGAATTCCCTAAACAAATCAAAATACAGATTGTTATTGTGTCCATATATATCGGCAGCACCTAACATGGCTATTTTATCAACAGCCTGCTGAAAAGTGATATCGTCTTCACGTCCAAAAAAGGCCTTTATAAAACAATTGTTATTTTGATACAAAGCATCACTAGCCTCAATGCTTCTTAAATTAATAGCCTTAAAACCTATTGCATCACAAATCTTTAAAAACACTTGCGCCGGGGATTCCCAGGTGGCTGATTCATATTCTATATTATGATTAAGGAATTTAGAAAGAACATTATTGGAAACAAGTTTTCCTGTTTTTTTATTCTTTGCATGCAGTGAAATGATATCCCTTATAATCCCATCCCATCTTAATGTCCCGTCTTCATCAAACCATTTAATAGATTTATATCTCCATCTTGTATTAGAGAAGTTAGATTTAGGATTATCAACACTGAAGAAATTATCAAAGTTATTCACATTGAAAACAGCTTCGTTTTGAACTAATTTATCCCTTCCAAGTGTTTTGCTCTCGGCTATTTTAGGCAGTTTATCAATATATCCTAGTTTATAAATATCAGTTCCGTCAAATAATTCTACTCGTGGCAACATTAAGATACTTCCTGAAATATTAATTGATATCCGGTTTTCCATGTTTCCTGCTGAAAGAAGTATCGTGTTTGTATAAATGAAAATCCCGGACGGGCCATAACTACTTCTATAAACCCTATATAATAATCAAAAGAACCTGAAATCAATTCACTGTTAGGGTCCGCCAGGAATATTTCATTCTCAAAGCAGGAAGTTATTTTAAAATATTTTTCTATATTCCAATCGATATTACTTTGATTTGTCAATCTATCTTCCGGGTCAGACAAAGTCAAAACATCTGCCGTATTTGATAATACAGTATACCAATATCCGTTATGGTGAAAATAAAACCTTTTCAGTCCATCCGGTTCAAATTCATTTACGATAAAAGAAGGTGAAGGAGATACAGTCAACGTTTTTGCAGTCGCGTCAATAGTTCCGTTTCCTGTATCACTTTCAAATATCAACCCGGCCCAGAATCCCTTCCATTCATTTTCAACCAAATTCAAAGCGGAATCGGTTATGCTTTTTAAAGTAGGATCTATAGTTGCTCCGGTTCCATTTTCTAAATTCTGCGAAGGTAAAAAAGATATCCTCATTATTACCCGATCGTCAGGCAATTCATTTGTCCTGGTCTTTATAAGCGTTGATAAATATCTTGATTTCTTTCGGTCAATTTCATTTGATGATTGCCTCTTGCCGTATTTAAAAACGAATATCTGTTTATCATCCTTGCCAAATAAATCTAAATTGCCAACTGCATTAATGAATTTAGTAAGCCCAGGGACTGTAGTTTGAAAGTCTATATTTCTAGGATTAAATACCAGTTCATGCTTGCGCCAATAGTCCTGCGTCACATCTCTATCAATTTCATAAGCTCCAATATCAATAGCAGGGGAATCATCGGAAGCGTCTTTACAGGGGGAATCTTTTACAAATCCATTTTCGACAGTTTTTAATCTGAAATTTTCTTCACCTTCATTTGTATTTATGAAATTCGGGGCATCAGTCACATTTGAGACATCACTGATGTCAACATTATTAACGGCATCTGTTATACAACAAAAAGTAATCGCTATATTGACCTCGGAAAATATTCCAAACAAACTATTCTCCACTATAATATTATTTTTTATTATTAATGCACTTGATGCCGAATCAAAATATATTCCTGTTCCATTGCCAAATACAACATTATGATTAATTGTATTATTTGGATTCTGAAAATATAACCCAGTTAATGAATTATTATAAATCAAGCATCTTTGAATAGTGTTCCCTCCATAAGAAAAACTACCACCAATACCATTATTATAAGATTTACAATCTATAATATCAGAGTTCAAATTCGTATCATCATCATATAAATCCCAACCGGAACCTTGAAACTCTTTGAAGTCAGTCCATTTCATTGAGAGTCCTGTATGGTTCACGGTATCTAATATAAAAACTCCTGTATTATAAAACTCCCTGCCATCAAAAGTAATTCCATTAATGGTTATATTGCTTGCGTTAATTTCATATATTCTAAGAATTGCACCAACATCATCATTATCGCTTGCGGTTCTATATGCGGAACCCCTGGGATCAATACCTAATTTATATGGGATTGTTTTTTTTGCAAATTGAGGATTTGTCAAAATCTCATTCGTGCTTGTTATATTTACATTATAATTATTTGTATTTTCATAAAAAATATTATTGTCAACAGTATGCGCGAAATCAGATTCTATTGCATGGTCAGAATATGATTCAAAAATATTATTGTCAATACTACCGTTCATTGTAAAGCCTAAACCAGAATTGTCCAGTTCAATTCCATTCTCTCCATTATAAAAAGTATTATGGTCCAGGTCACCGTTGACAATTAAATTGGTTACTGATTTAAGAATTATGTCAGTTCCAGCATTATCATAGAAAACATTATTTTGAATATCAATAGCAATAGTTGAATTTCCACCTGTAATGAGAAAACCCCCAGTATTGTTATGAACAGAACTTTTTAATATATCAACAGTTCTATTATTAACATCTTGACAAAGTAAAACATTTGCATTGTTATATATATTACAATTTTCAAGACTTATATCACCAATAGCCAAATGATTAACCGCAATTATTGAAGAATTAAATACATCACAATTACTTAAAGTCACATTAACAATCACAACACCGACTTTTGTAAATACATAATCACCACCATTTGCATCTAATTTGAAATTTCTAAACTCAATTGTTCCAAGTCCTGTATGCTCCCCTTTTATTGTAACTATATAATCATGGTCTGCTTCAAGAACACATCCATTATCCAAATCCAAATTCTCAGTAAAGGTTTCAGATGCAGATGCTCCACTTCCACCATAAACAACAGCAAAAGCCCCCCTGTTTGTTATTGCATTTGCAATTGTTTTTTTTGGCAAGTGCCATGTTCCATCATTTGCATCGTCTCCATTCTTATTGAAAAATATAGCATTGAAGCTATGATAGATTGTTGATGGAATGACTCCTGCTCTCGCTCCTACTCCGTATGATATTATCGGAGTCTGTCCTAGACTTGCTTGAATCAAACTAGTCGCTTCATCGTGGTCTATCCCTTCTTCTTCATATCTTTCAGAATCCAATACTACTACTCCATCATTAGCACTATTAAGACTATCAACAGCATCTTTTGTTGTAAAAAAAGGGGTCAATGGATTATTAAGTGTTCCATTTTTCCTTGCTCCACCATACTTCAAACCGACATCATAATAAGTAGAACCGCCACTACCAATATAAAGTATAAGAGTATCTCCATTTCCTGCCAAAGTGTCAGGAGGGTCTGCTAAAGTAAGCCCCCCGACATCTACATCTGTATCAATAGTTATTGCATCTAACGGAATAGCCGGGCCTACAAGGATTTTTGTAAATAGAAGATAACAACTTTGAGCAGTGGCTAAAACTGCACCTTGAGTAAATGTTCCTGTTCCACCATCCCAAGTTCCTAACAGTGTATCATCAATTGAAAAAATCTCTACTTTCCTGCTAATACCGCCAACAGCCGAAATATCAGTAACTTCTTTTATAAAATAATCAATTCCGAATCTCCTAACAGAAGCGGTATCTCCCGAAATTGTATCAAGTGAGCGAATCAGAATATCATCTGTAGCACCTATTTTGTTTAAATCTATATTGTTGAAAGAAACCCTGTGTCCATAATTAATTAATATCGCTTCGTTTAATAAACTCATCTCGGTACCGCCTGCGAATTTGTCAATCTATGCAAATTCATAAACTGACTTTTAACATCTTCAAAATCTACTGCTTGAATTATAAGCTCATTTATAAATATTGCACCTTCATTCTCTCTGCCTTCAGGAGTAATCTTAGTTGCCGTTTCAGTCCCTGCCTCTCCCATTAAAAAAGATTTTCCTGTTCTCAACCCTACTCCTCTGACTGGTTCGTCAATTATACCGCCTTCAGCTAATTTAATCGGCTTGACTGCTTCACCTGCTATTGCCTGACCAACTTTTTGACCTATCCCTTTTATCGCTATTGCCGCTAAAGTGAATCCAGCGGCTGCTCCAAATTGTCCAGTAGCTAAAGCAGCCAACGCACGCATTTTCATTATATTAGATAATGCGTCTGCCATTGAAGTTATTACTGCTTGCGCCACTTTTCCAGCAGTAGCCATTTCATCAGAAGCGGAATCAATAACAGCACTCAACCCTGCCTGCATGACTTGCAATTTAACTGCGTTAGTAGCTTTGATTGCTTTCCTTTTTAACGCTTCGCCTTTTTTAATTGCTTTCAATTCTGACGTTGCTATTGTTTTGGCTATTGCCGCATCACGTGCCAGCATCGACCTGGCAAAAGCAGAATTTTTTATAATGCCGGCTCTCATTGCTTCGTCTTGTTGCTGTTGTGCCGCTGATTGAATATTTAATAATTCTTCAAAATCAGTTCCGGTATCAGTCCATATTTCTTTTAATAAATCTGATACCCCTACCCATGTATCAGCAATATCTTGAGTATCTTTTTTATTAAGCTCAACCATCTGTCCCCATTCATCCGCAAAAGCGTCTTTAGCTGCGCCCATTCCTTTTTTAAAATTAGCAACAAAGGCCGCAACAGCAAGCGAAAAACCGACTATTGATTGCACTGCTATTTCTATTGAATTTACAACAGTCCTTAATACTCCAAATAAAACAACGAACCCGGTAACAACTCCCCTCACTGTATTTTTAACGGCTTCAATTCCTTCTTTAGATTGCACGAATTTAGTAATCTCTCTTACTACCGGAATAATAGCTTTGATTAATTCAGTCCCGATTATTTCCATCAAATCGCCGATTGAATTTTTCATTTGCTGTAATTGGCCCGAAAAACTTTTAGCAGAAGCAACGGCAGCTCCCCCGAATAATTTAGAAATATTTTCAGCAGCAGTTTGCATTCTTTCAGTAGAACCAGCTGCTCCGGTTACTTCAATCCCGTATCTTGTCAAAGCATTAGTAGAAGAACCAACTGACTTGGCGACCAAATCCGCAGCCGCTTTCAAATCCATTCCTTTTGCAGTAGCCAAATCAAGAGTTGATTTCGTCAGGGTTTTTAACATCTCTCCTTCAACCCCGAAATTGGTAAGCATTCTTTGCACGCCTAATATTGCTTCATCCCCGAACTTAGTCATTGTCTGAAGTGAAGAAGCATATTTTAAGTTTTCCTGAAAAGCAGCCTTTGTAAAAGTGCCGGCAGTCTTCATTGCTTGCGCTAATAATATTTGTTGTTCTTCCTGGAATGCGGCGGCCTTCACGGATTTAGTGGCCATTATAACAGCACCAGCCAATATGGCAGCTCCGGCAATCTTAGCGGCTGTTTTCAATTTAGCAAAAGAAGCAGAAGTTTTCTTTGTAGCAGTTTCAGTCTTTTTTAAAGATTTGTCTACAGTAGATAGAGCAGTCTTTGCAGAGACAGAATTACCTTTTATGGTTATGTTTATTTTTTCTTCAGCCACGTCCGGTTCTCAACCTCTTTTGTACTGATTTTATTTTCAAATCTTTATAAGATTCAAATTCGACATTTTCTCCCGCCTGCTGTTCTAAAGCAATATCCCTTAAAGTCAAATACAATATACCTGAAGAATTAATCTCTTCAAAAGACACCACTCCCCGACAACGGATTAATATATTAAGAAGCTCTTTTAAGCCTTTTTTTTTGCAGTCTCTTTTGCTTCTTTCATATATTCGCCTATGAATTCCATGACATAGCCAAATTCTTTCTGATTTAATCTATCAACAAAATCATCAACAGCTTTTTTCTCATTCAGGATATACAATATTTTTTTCACTATATTAATTGACAGGTCATAGTCTTCTACAGTAGGCTTTTCGGAATCGGCATTAGCTAACGCCACAAAATCCCTGATTATTGGAGTGGGGATATCGGCAGTAACTTTGAAGACCTTTCCTGTCTTCTGGTCTTCAATCTCCGCTCCTGCTTCCGGTAAAAACTCTTTCATCTCTAAACGCTTCATAATTTTCTCTCCTTGTTCTTTTTTTTTATGAATTAGAAATAATATCTGTTGAGATATCATTCTTTACTGTCACTGTAAACAATTCTCCTGCAGCTGGTTTAATTGCAATCCCGGCTAAAGTCTGGACTTCTGCTTCGGGGTCTCCCTTTAAGTTTATTCCGGGAACTACTTCAGCAACCACTTTGCCTATATTGATTTTGAATTGTCTGTCATTAGCTACATTTTCAGTGAAAACTAAATCCTGCTCATACGCAAAAGAAAATAATCCTTCCTGTGGGGTATCTTCATTATTGTAATTGACTTTCTTCCAAAAATCAACAGTGTTTTCTGCATATAATTCAAAAGAGCAATCAACATCAACTTTGATATCAGGTAAGTCTTCAAGCAGGATATCATCAGTTTGTAATCCTTCCTGAGAAGCCACTGTATAGGATATAGTAAACTTCTTAATGTTGTTTGTTACAACGCTATTGATTTTATAATTATCTTTTCCATGATAGAACATAAACGGAATGCAGTCTTCATATACAGGAACTTCTTCTACAGTTTCTTCATCAGCAGTCAATGCGTTCCCTTCAAATGTTACCATGACAGGTTTTCCCGCTTCAGCTTCAATAGTCAACTTCTCAATCTTAGCATCAATTAAAACCTGAATGACATCAGTGTCAATTTTCCTGCGTATAGTTAGCCAGCCTCTTTCAGTCCCTCTTGTTATTATATGAGTAAAAGGATCAACAGAACCTGTCTTTGTATCATTCCCTAATAACCAAGCGTATGCATACGCAACTAATTCAGGACGGGCCCGGGCAGTCAAAGTGAATTTTTCTCTATGCTGGTTTTTTACGACTTCGCCTATAAGCTCATCGTCTCCGCCTTCCCTTAGCGGCTCTGTATCAAATTCAGGAGTAAAGCCCTCATCATTATATTTAATGAAATAATCAGACGAAACTGCTTTAGTTCCCTTAGCTGCCTGCAATGCTATTCCAATATAACCAATATTCGATATTAATTTTGGACTCATTTCTTTTTCCTCCGTATTTTTTTATTTTTTTTATTTATTTTCAAATCATTGAATTTTATTCTGTTTTTCTTTTCAACAACAGGCTCAAATAAAAGATGTCTAAAGCTATCAGGCATATCAACGATATCACCGATTTTAATTTGTTTCCCATTCACTTGTTTTCTTCCACCGCCTAAATATTTAAACTTCATAATTCCTCCTATGGAGTTCCGTAATTTTGAAAATATAGTATTCTGAATTTATAATCAAATATAGCATAAGGAAGTAAAGTGCCGTGGTCAGTGGTTATACTGTTAGGCTTTACATTCTTCACTTGCAAATCATTTGCGCCTATATCATCAGTTAAAAAATGGTCTACTACATCTCCGTTTATTTGATTCCGGGTCAATGCTTTTTCAACATCTGATTGCAATTTCCTTCTTTCAGTATCGGGGTCTTCAGGGTCTTTTGTATATCCACTAATAATAATATCCAATTCATCATCCAATTCGTCAACATCAGAATCATCTTTGCGCTCGTCTGTATCAATTACAAACAAAGCAGGGAACTGGCCTGTCTTTAATTCTTCCGGGGCCTTCAGTCTATCACTTACTAGTTTTACGTTAGTCAAATATCCGTTAGCAGGTTTAATTGCTCCAAGTCTTGAAATAATTCTATCTAATATATCATCTCGTCTACTCATGATTTATATCCATCCATATATGTAGTTGATACAATTCTTAACACTTCTTTTTTTTCTTTTTGAGCGGTCTTTCTCATATACCAGTGAGCCGGGATAGTAATCTGTCTACCTTTACTTAATGCAATAGCCTTCCACATCGTGTCACCAGTTTCACTGAATTTATACCATGCAAATCGAGACATCCTTTGTGTGACATTTATCTTCCCGCCTTTCTCTTGTATTCTAGCATAGATTAAATTAGTCCCCATTATTCCAACAGCTCCACCGCTTATAATCCGTGCGACAACTCCTAAAGAAGCCCTCAATCCACCTTTGCGGGTTTTGATTTTATATGTCCCCCTTGCCAGTGCAATATCGACCGCAGTTCTTAAATGATGTCCTGCTTTAAATACTCCTTTTAACACATCATTCTTTTCATTAGCAATGAATTTTTTAAGTCTCAATTCAGTTCTGTCTTTATCAAATTTTATTGCCAATTCCATATTACACTTCACTCCATCCGGTAACTGTTACGCCTTTCAATGAAGGCATTTTCCTATAAGCTTTTATTAAGTCTTGATTAGCTTTTGATATATCTGTAATAACAAAATTGATATTCTCTCCCATAACGTTTTTAGTAGTTATACCGAATCTCTTTTCATCAACATCATAAAACTTTTTAGCAATCAATTCCAACACAACTAATTTTAAATCAGGAGGCATATCATCAGTATCATATCCAGCAGTATATTCTATATATACATTTTTCTGACCTGGTAAAAAAGAATCACTAAACAACTCTATTATCCCGGAAGCATTTTGAATAAACATTAAATTATCACTTATTGGACTCTGGTATGTTTTGTTCTCGAAATCAAGGCTTTGCGATAATACAGAAACAACATCAACAGGAATATTGTCAATAATGAGCTTAGTTTCACCACTTCCGCTATACAATTCTTTATGAGCTACCAAACTTAATTTCCTATTCAAGAGCGTCTCAATGAAACTCGTGCATTTTCCTTTTAATAAATTGAGCAATGTGTCTTTATCCCCTGCCGTTATCTCTAAGAAATCTTTTATTTCTGATAATGTAACTATACTGGTTTCAGAAGAAGCGGCTTGAACTTCTGTAATTATTGCATAGCCTTCTTGAAATTCAAAATCACTTGCGGAAGTCTTTTTGAATTTCCATCTATCTATTATTGTTCGAGGCGTAGTGTTCCAACTGTCACTGGTTATTACTTTATAAAGCCCAGTGGATATATTTGTAATTGAAGTAATAGTCTGTAATATATCGCCAGTAGCAGAATCAATTATTTCTACCTGACTTATTTCTGAAGGGTCAAAGACTTGATTAGAATCAGGATACCTAAAACGTCCTCTCAAATCAAGTGGAGCATTAATTACTGCTACGGTTCTTCTTACACTCATTATTCCGGCACCATATTAATTTTTTTTACGAGGTCTTCATTTTCGTCTACCTCTGCTATTATCTCATCTTTATTAGCCTCGGCTACCACTTCATCGGTTGGCTCGTCTGTCAAATTATCTGTCTTTAATTTTATAGACGCCGTATCGATTTTTATATCATCATTTGTATTATCTCTAATCTCAAACAATCCCGGATAAACTAAAGAGTCAGCACTGAAAACATTGTATTCAAATATGCCATTTGTATTTAATTCGGCAGCAGTGAAACTTATTCTATAATAGCCGTCAGGTTGATTAGTATTTATTTTCCAATTCCCTGCATTAATAGTTTTAGTAATCCATGTATTGCTACCTTCTTTTAAATATTTGCAGGTGATATCCCCGAAAACCTTCCCGGATAACCCAGTAACAAAATCGCTAGAATCAATCAAGATAACAGGCAACTCTTTTATAATGTTTCTTTTTATAATCATGCTGCGCCTCTATATCTTTCAAAATTATATTTATTCGCTATTGGCCGCCCTGATACCGGGAAGCCCTCGTTTTCTTTATTACCTTCAATCAATGTAAGCAAATTTCCAGTCACTCCTCCATAAAATCTAAAATTATCTATTCCTCCATCGAATCCTTTTGCAATCCCTGTTGTAAGAAAAGTGCCGAAATAATAATCGCCATTATTTAATGACTGATTTAATGGCGCTACTACAGAAGAAAATAATGGAACTCCGTTTAATCGGAGTTCCATTATGGTCGCTCCCCCGTCAATACCAGTCCTTTTAAACGCAATTAATAAATAATTAACAGAATTCGCTAACCATGTATATCCGGTAGTTATTGTATATATAGTGAATACTCCATTTATTCTAATAAGAAAGCGAGTACTTCCCGCTATAGTGTCCATAATAATAACATTATTAGAATTTTTAAACCAGCCAAAATAACCCTGTTGTGCTAATCCACTGGCTCCATTAGTTACTGGCCAATCAGGTTTTAAATAAATTTCAAGAGCAAAATCGTTAGGGTCAAAAGTGGAATTATCAGGAGCTACTACAAAATTAGCAGCTGGACCGCTATCATCAACTTCAATACCATTAGCAAATTTAACTGCTTGATATAATTCAGAACCAGTCCAAATTCCCGGAAGTCCTATTTCTGCAAGTGCATTACCATTGAATTTCCACCAACCTATACAACTATCTTCCAACAGGCCCATAAATTAATTCCTTATCTTTTATTTCAGTGATTTTTTTTCCATTCTTTGTTTTTTTATCTACTAAATATTTATATCCTTTATCCATTTCCAACTTTCCACCGCAATTCTCGCAAACCCTGTTCTTATATCCAGACATTATTTTATCTTTTGTTTTATTCTCTATCTCTACTCCATTTGTAAAGTTATGTTTAGAACCACAGAGTTTGCAAATCATTTTTATTTGGTATTCGTATTTCATTTTGTTAGAATTTCATGGCCGGCCATTCTCTCCCTATGAGCCCTGATATCTTTCATAAGCATACAGGATAATTTTATTAATTCATATTCCTTTTTTGATACTTTGTAAATATGGTCAATGGCATAATCCATAGTAGGCGTTTTAGCATTCGCTTTCATTTTGATTTCTATTTTCCCATTTTTTTTTGGCATTTGTTTTCTCCTTAATAAAAGGGGACTTACTCTATACTATAAAGCAAGTCCCCTTATTTATAGCGTTTTATTAGCTTCCAGTTCCGGTTTTGATAACAGAAAAAGCTCCAGGCAGAGCAACGATAATCGCCAGCCTTCGTCTAACAACCATGACGGTCTGGTCAGTCAAGATAAAAGGAAGGTCAGTCACGCGAATAGACATTTCCGCTTTAACTCCAATAAGAACATTTTTCAGGTTCCCAAAAATAACAAAAGGAGTATTCGCATCAGAATCCGTAAGCGCAGGCATTTGGTCGTTAAGTTCACGAGGCCATCCCCAGATAGTCGCAGGAGAGCCGGCAGTCGGCGGGCCCCAAATGTAATTACCATCAGAATCTTTTATTTTCTTAAAAATATTCTCAATGGTTCTATGCATGACAAACTTAGCGCCGTTAAGTGCTGACCTTTTTATTTGAGTAATACTATCGGCCATATCATCAAAGTCAATACTTGAAAAACCCGCACCTGCCATAATAACAGAATTGATTCCAGCTTTCTGCATAATGCCGGTAAAAGGTTGCTGTAAAGCAACGCCAGTACCAAGCCCATTAAAAAACTGTGCATCAATTTTGATTGCCATAGCTTCGCCGAATAAAGTAACAAGTAAATCGGCAACGCCGACTTCTTCATCTTCAAGGATTTCATTTGACATAACAGAATAAGCAGCAAGTTTTCTTGCTTCCTGTTCGTCTTTGGCGAATGTAGGATCACTTTGAGTTAATGGAGCTGCTTCAGCAGTCCAAAAAGCACTCACAGAACTTCCTAAAGACAATACAGGGATTTTATTCCCTCTTGTCAATGGAGCAATCGTAGCCATTTGTAAAGCCAGTGAAGCGTCTTCAGCTATACGCCAGATTTGGTCTCTAAAAGGTTCAGGAACCAAAAATCCACCGTCAGCATCAGTGCCTATATTTAAGTCAGGGTCTTTCCCATAACCTACATATTTAGCCTGAACTTCTTTTATAGTGCCAAAGCTTTTTTCGGCATTAGGATAGTTTTTCCCTATCCGTCCTACACCGACAACAAATTTAACGAAGTCCATTTTCTTTTCTGCGTCCCATCCAGTAGCACGAACATTGATTTCCCTTTTACCTAACTTGATAATCTTAGAGCTTAAATCAGTGACAGAGCCGTCAAGATTTTTCAACTGTTCTTTCAAATCCTTAACGGATGAATGGTCTTTAACTGCATCGCCTAAGATATCTTTAAAAGCCACTATTTCGGGAAGCAATTCTTTCAATTGTTCTTCCAACGATTTTTCAGGAGCAGAAACGGCCGGCACAACGGGGGGAACTACAGGAGCAACTGGAGGAGCAGTTGGTGCAAGGTCACACGCAAAAGCACTTACGAACTTATAAGAAAAGATTTCAAACCCTTTCCATAAAACACATAACATAATAAATATGTTTGACATTAAAATTTTCATTGTTTTATTCCTCCTTTGGAATAGCATCTTTTATATTCGCCATTAAATTGGTGCTTAATGGTTCCGACTTTTTATCGGTCTTAAGCTCTTTAATGGATAATATTTCATCATAAACGTTTTTAGATATTGGCTCTATTTTTTTTGGTTCAGGAATGACGGCTTCGGGTTCTTCCGCCTCTGGTTCTTCAGTCTTTATTTCATCTTCTTCATTATCAAAGATGATTTCGTCACCTTCTTTCATAAAATCTTCTTCATCATTGCTTTTTACAAACATCTCTAAAAACTTTTCAGACTGGGTTTTGCATTCAAGATATTCTTGCTCATTTATAACTCCGTCCTTAACTGCCGACTTCAAAGATTCAGTCTGCAAAGCTGAAGGATTCGCAGGAACAGGAACAGCACTCACTTCAAATAATTCTTTTTTTGTTATCAAATTAGGCTTGTCTCCGTCCTGTCTTTCGTACCCATCTTTAAGAATCATAAACCCCACTGAAAAAGCATTTAGATATTTCTCTTTATACAATTTAAAAACTGTATCTGCAAAAGGATGGATATCCTTTTCAGGAAACTTCCCGAAGAATACCATTCCTTTTTCTTTTGACAATTGCAATTTAACAGTTTTAGCAATAGGCAGCTCTCTATGGTTATGAGCCCATAAAATAACGGGATTCTTTTTATAATGATTTATTTTCCACCCGGACGTTGTCATTATTTCATTGTCTCTGTCAACAGTTTCATCCGTACCAATAAACTTCAATACACGAGGATCTTTAGTCTTTTCAACCTTAACAGTAATAAGTTTTTTAATCTTTTTCATTATTTCAGCCATTATATATTCCTCCTATATAACCGCACCTAAAGTGCACCGACAATTTGCTATTTCAGATACATCTCCGCTTTTATCTCCGGGCCATCTAAGCCCCATACTAAACAACTGGTCAAGCGGAATGATTTCTGATATTTGATGTGACGACCTTACATCATCATCAAAAGAATTTATCCATTGTTTTTTCTCAACGCCATGTTCTTTATAAGAGTTAAACCTTCCGCCATTTGCACTTCCTATTACTTCAGTCCTTGCAATGAGTTTTGACCGATTAATAGAAACATTCATTGTATGCCTTACACTATTTGCAATATCATCTATAGTTTCACCTGCTTCAATGCCTCTTGATATACTTAAATCCAGATTCAATTCAATGGTATCAAGTATTTGCGCAACTTCTGCTTTTTGAGTATTGAAGAAATTAATAGTAGCATCGTTTACAATTTCAAAAGCAGCGTCAACGCCGATTTCAGCATTAGCCAAATTCCCGCCTGCTATTATTGCCGTTTCAATATGGGGAGCAGACATCTCAATCAATTTCTTAGTGGCTTCTTCTTTATTGAATAATGGCACATCTATTTTGACTTCTTTATTTTCTGCCTGGTCCGCAATATACCTCTCTGTCTCAGCTACTATCTGGTCAGCACTTTCAAAGAAGCTATTCAGCACTTCACTTCTTAATTCGAAAATAAACTTTTCAAGTGCCTTTCTGTATTTATTTATAATTGGCTGAACCTGATTAATAAATAATTTCCAATGTATATAATGCTTTTTCAATCCATCCTGTTCTTTTTTATATTTAGAACCCAACTTTTTAAATTTATTAACCATGTCTTCTATAGGGGGAGTTCTTTCAGGGGGAGTAGTCGCTTCTCCTGCATCACCGGCAGGAATCATATTGAATTGAATCCACCATTCGTCACGCCACGGCTTGTCTTCAAAGCCTAACTCTAATTTTTTATTTATTTCATTTGCAGTAAAGCCCATAGTGAATAATTCTTTAGCTGATTTTATTTTGCTTTCTAAAGCTTCCTGTAATTCAGGTATTTCAGAAGTATCAAATCTACCGAATATATTTTGTCCAGGGAAATATATAGGAAAGAAATTAGTCTGTAACGCATTCTCTATTGCTGTCATTTCGGGTTGTAGTCTCATACTCCAAAAAGAAGTCAATATCGGATTTATATTTGCTCTGTTTAATTTTTCAGTTGCGCCAGTCAAAGCCATATTCACATGATAGACAGCGTGCATTTCTTCTTTGCTCATTTTACGCTGCTCAATGTATTTCACTTCTTCAGGGGTCAATTTCAATTCTATATATTTTGCGCCGTTTTCCAAAATCATTAATTTGCCGGCTTTTTCTGAACCTCTATGTCTTTGCTCTAATTGCAGTTTGAATCTTTCAAAACTAGGGTCTGTCATTTGATGTTCTACTTCAACTACACTTGACGGATATACTCCGTTCTTCATTAATGACTCATTGAAATTCATTGCTGCGAAATCTATATTGATTGACTTCATGGCTGCTTGTAAAGGAGACTGCCCCCGGATACTATCATCAGGATTAAAATATTTAATATGGAACACTTCTTCAGGAGCAAGAGGAATATTTCCCTTGTCAGTCCTGAATGTCCATCCTATCAATTCCCCGTCCCTCACTTCAGGTTTCATATTCAATGGTTCTAAAAATTCCATTTCAGTGACATTCCCCGCTTGCATAACACGCCAAAAGGATTCCCCTCTTAAACTCTTATAAGTCATTGTCCCTTCCCACAATTGGAACTTAGACAAAAAAGGATTAACTGTATTGAAGAAGTTAAACGCCGGGCCCGATGTTATCTCGTTTTCAAATAAAGGGTCAGAATATATTCTGTATGGAGCCCTTGCGATATTCCCCGCTATCAAACTAACAATAGAATATATCCACGCTTGTTTCTTATATGCATTCTTTTGATTGATTTTCCCTTCGCTCCGGTCTATTGTTTCAAAATATCTTAATACCGATTCAAGAGAAGGTAGAACCACTGGAGCTTTTCCTATTGATAAAATTTCTTTGCCTAATACTTTTATAAGCATGACTGCAATATATCTGGTATATTGATAATAGGCAAGAACCCTTTTAGCTATTTTTAGCTATTTTTTCTTTCTTCTCTTATTTTGGTATTCCCTCTCGCATTCCCTGCACCATGTATGATAATAATGCTGACCGCCGATACCGCTCCAATACCTTCTGAAGTTATTAGCATTTAACTTCTTTTTCTTCTTACATTTATGACATCTTCTAAATGAATCTGACATTTGGTTCCTTCTTCCCTGAAGCTATTTGAGTTAAGCCTTCCAACGCATCAGGAGCATCTTTGAATTTATGGTCAGGGTATAAAAACAATTGTCTCATTGCTTCTGGATATGCTTTATCCCAGTCATTCCTGAAATAGACATTATTAACAACCGTCCCATGCATTGATTGAATGCGCCTGTCTTTATTCCGGGTATTAGTAACTTCAATTATATTTATTATTATTCCTTCTTTATGCAATTCCTTTTTGATGTTCCTTATGAATTCACTTTGAGCAACATTAAAAAGGAATT